ATGGCGGGCAAGACGAAAAACAGGAGGACCGGTGGATCCGGAAGCGTGTTCCAGGACTCCAAAGGACGATGGCACTCCCGCAAGGACATGGGAACCGACCCGGCGACCGGACGCAGACGCCCGCCGATCGAAGCCACCGGCATGGTGAAAAGCGAGGCACGCGCCCGCTTCCAGGCGAAGATAGCGGAATGGGAACGGGACGGAAGACTCCCCAGCAAGGACGGCCCCAAGACCGCTGACTACTTCGAACGGTGGATGGAGGAGCACCGGGCGGCCATCAATCCCACCACATGGCGCAACGAATCCAGCTGGATGCGCACCATGAACGCGATCATCGGCGACATACGCCTCAACCGGCTCACCGCCAACGACATCAACGGAATGTGCAGGAGACTGCGCCGCACACGCAAAAGCAAGACCGTCAACACCTATCTCGCAGTCCTCGGCGCCATGCTCCGAACCGCGAAACGGGACGGACTCATCGCCGACGACCCGATGGAAAACGTCGGACGAATGCCGGAGGACCGGTACGAACGCCCCATCCTCGACGTCGCCGACCCAGCGAAGGTCATCGAGGCCGCGCTCGCCGAGCCCGGTCCGGCGGTCGCCGTGTTCGACAGCCCGGACGAGCGTGAGAAGTGGGCACTCATGTTCGAACTCGCCTTCACCACGGGCATGCGGCCGGGGGAGAGGTATGGCCTGATGCCCTACCAGCTGGAACTGCATCATGGGATTCCCGTCATCAACGTGTGCCAGCAGGCCAAGCCGATACCAGCCGGCGCCACGATCCCGGATTGGATGGAAGCCGAGCATCTGGATGGGGCGATCTGGCTGACCAAACCGAAGACCGCCAAAGGCGTGCGGACGGTTCCCATTCCGCAGGGGCTTTGGGACCGGCTCTGGGCGCATATCGTCAAATGGGGCGTGCCATCGCATGGACTGGTGTTCACCAATCTTTACGGCCATCCCATCAGACGGGACAACGAGGAGAAACGCTGGCGCCGCGCCCTGCAGATGGCGGGACTGCCGTACGTCGACATCTACAGCGCGCGGCACTGGCTCGCCACCGAACTCGCCGCCGCCGGCGCGAGCGACGAGGAGCGCACCGCCATCATGGGCCACACCGACATCCACACCACCAGCGTCTACACGCATTGGAGGGAACGGCGACTCGCCGAAACGCTCGACGCCGCCCTGCCAGACCTCCGCGACGGCCAGTGACGGACAGCGACGCCTTTTCCGCAACACGAAAGAGTATTGACACACCCCGCGCTCGCCGGTAGATTGAAGACTGAAGCGAGGAGGTGCCGTGGACGATGAGCATGAAGACGATGATGAGAATGATGACGATTCCAGGACTGAGCGGGACGCATCAGCTGGAGAACCGTCGCATGGAGTCGATGAGGAACGCGCAGGCGAACCTGTCCCGGCAGACGAGAAGCCGTCTCGTGACGTCGGCGATCAGCCGGATGAGAGTGGAGAAAGACAAGGCGAGATAACGCAGCCGAACGACGAGGAGCTGGTCCGCGCCATATCCATGCTGGTGCAATCCGGAATCTCGGAATCCTACTCAGGCATGCTCCCGCGGCCCAGCGATTTCAACAAGTATCCGGCTGACGTCCAGGAACGTATGTGCAGATGGAACGACGCCTTCACGGTCGACGAATCAAACCGGCAGAACCAGCTCGTCAAGGCGGAGATAGATCAGAGCCGCAAAGGCATGTGGGTCAGCGCAGGTTTGTTCGCAGTCGCATTGCTGATGAGCTTCATATCGTTCTTGGCCACGTCGAGTCCATGGTCGTTTGGTTTTCTGGCGATTCCAGTGGCGACCATAATCGCCAACCTGTTCGAGCCGATCGCGTCAAGAAGCAGCCGAGACAAGGAAAAACGCGCCGAACGCGAACCGGGGAAAGAAGACCGACAAAACACGCGACGTTCACTTCATGAATGAGACAGAAGACCCCGGCGCTCGCGGTATGCGAGTGGCCGGGGTATGTTGTTATTCGTTCTTGTTTTTGCGTGGACGTCCGCCGCCGACGCCTCGGCCGGGGCGGCTGGCGTTCCACCGGTCGATGGTCTCTGGCAGCCAGCCGCGCGTGCGGCCGATCGTGGCGTCTGGCTGGGGTAGTTTGTAGGCGCTGGCCGCGGCGGTGCTGATGCCGAGCCGTTTGGCCACGTCGGTGACGCTCATGTATTCGATGCCCATGTCATCCCTTTCTTCCGGCGATGAGCGCGAAGACGGCGCTGACGGCGGCGCATCCGGCGGTGAGCGCGAACGGCCAGCCGAACCATGCGCTGGCGGCGGTTCCGAGCGCGAATACCGCGCTGACTATCGATTCGGTCTTCATGATGTCCCATGACATAATCGGAGGTATGGGGTTCCGGCCCCTACGACTGGCCGGAACCCTTTCTCACTTTTTTCTCTTCGGTTTCCGTCTCATTTCCTTGACGAGTCCGGTAACCGCCTTGATGAGGGCCGCGATGCTCGCGACGAGAAGCGAGATGCTGGTGATCATCTCCGATGGTGTCATGTTCACCTCCTTTCCTTGATATAAACTATATTAGCACAGTCAATAAAGTAATGCAAGTCGGGATATGGGTCAAATCACGTGATTTCCCTTGATTTTCCAACGTTTTCGAAGAGTAGAATATTGAATATGAACCTGCTGAAGAGAAAAACACGCGAATCGTCGGAAACGCAGTCCACGACCATGGAGGTTTACTTCTCCGGACCGTCGGTCGACGAGCACTCCATGAGCGTCCGCGACCTCGCGCCGGCTCTTATCGGACTGGCTGACGCCATAGATAGGTACAAGGAGCTTTCCTGCCCGTTCGCCGACCTCGACGTGCGCATCACCGCCACCAAGGCTGGCTCCTTCGACGTGATACTGCAGATACTCGGAACCGTCGTCAGCCTCGGACAGGGCGCGGAGGCCGCCGACGTGGTAAACCTCGCATCCGGCATCATGGACGTGCTCAAGATCCTCCTCACCAGATACGAGCAGACCGGAACCGTCAAACCAGGCGAACACGAGGTGGTGGAGCGGCACGAGACTAGGGTCGCCTTGCGAATCGGCAAGACCGCGAAACTGAACGTCAGCCGCAAAAGCTACCGCGCCTCATGCGATGGGAAAATCATCAACGACCTCGGCACCGCAACGAAACCGGCGTCCGAGGATGGATACAACCCCGTGCGCTTCATCCACAAGGACAGCGGAAGCGACGCCGCGATACCCGGAGATGTATCCGAATCGATGAGCGTCCTGACCCTCTCCGACCAGCCCATAGAACCATCCGTCGAAACCACTACGCTGCAGATAGACACCATCCAATTCCAGTCACGAAAATGGAAGTTCTCCAAAGGCGACGAGAAATTCTGGTGCGAGATCGCCGACGAGGCATTCCTGGCAAGACTCAACCGCCACGAAGTGTCGTTCTGCAGCGGAGACCTGCTCAAAGTGAAACTGGAAACGGAACAATACGTGCGCGACGGACGACTCGAAACCGGATCCAGAAGAATAACCAAAGTGATAGAGCACATCCCAATCGAACGGCAACAGACGCTCGATATATGACACGAAACCCCGGCGCTCGCGGCCATGCGGACGCCGGGGCCTTTCTCTACTGCACGCACACGCCGGAATCGTACAATAGCTGCCGGTAGTCGTTCAACACCTGGATGGTGACACCCAATTCCACTGCCATCATCCACGCATTGCCCTCGTACACCGTCTCGGCCATGCCGTAATCCACCGGCGAGATCAACGCCAACGCCGTCTCCCTACGGCAACGGCGCTCGCATCTGACTCCGTATTGGCTGCCGCATCCGGGGTCGTGGTGTCTGGCATGGATGAGCTCGTGGCACAATGTGCAGCGGCGCTGGCGCTGGTTGAGCCAGTCGGCCAATAGGATGAGCCCGTGCCGGTCGTCGTACAGGCCGCATATGTCGCGTGGGAGGCGGTACGACGCTATCGTCAGTCCCATGGATTCCGCGTTCCTATGAAGCTCCGCGATGGTCTTGTTATCCACATTCCTCTCTTCCGAAAGTATTGTTTTTCGAGAAGTACTTTTTCGCTGTCTGTCAAGTTCTATTTGACAGTTGGAGTGTCGTATGTGATATTCGAACTAGCTCATCTACATGTTGTAGAAGGAGTCTTCGGAGTCGTCCTTAACGGGCGGCTCTAGTTTTTTATTGGATTCTTGTGCTGAATCTGGAGTTATATTCCTTTTCCAGCTTGTCTATGCTCCATTGGCGGTTTACGTAGTACGCGGTTATGAGTACCCAGTAATCCCTTCGTTCTCCTAGAACAACGAGATATTGTTGGTTTGGAAGATATATCTTCACTCGATCCTTGTTCTTGTCGTTTTTTCTCCATACCCAGGGCCGCGTGCATTGGGTGTATTCGCATATTTCGCAGAACGGATGATGCTCCACTACCGGTCTGGGCCAGCTGATGCGTTCGCTGCGTTCGGCATCCGGAAGCCGTGAGCCGGAGTCGTCCTGATTGCATGTGGTCAGATGCATGAAGGCTTCCGGATAGATTCCGTCGTAGGGCATTCTTTTGTAGTGTACGGGTTTCCCGTCGTATTGGAAGGACTCTCTGAATTCGTTCTGGAATACATGGAACAGTCGTTGCTCATACTGCTCCCATGTCTCTCCGTGCTCTTGATTCCAAGGAATCAATCCGGGCAGCCAATGCGGATTCATCTCGCCCTCCATACGAAATAGTTGAACTTGGTCTCCTTCAGCAGTGTGCTCCGGTCTAGTTTGTATCCCGACCGTTGAATGATTCGTTCGATGATTCGGCGCTTCGCCATGCTCTGATGCTGTTCCGGTAGTTTTCGCTGCGAACGGCATACTGCGCCGATGAGTATGTCGGTGAGCTGCATGATCTGTACTTCGTCGGAACGTATCGGCTGGATTTTCTGGATGATTCTGTGATCGTAATCGTACATGTTGTTCGAACAGACATCCCATAATTGGCTGACTCGAAAACTCGAGTGTGTGTCTTTGATGTCGACGAACACGTTATAGCTTTGCTTTGGATCGAAGATGACCTTGAGCATCTCGAAGTACATTTTGTAATACCAGGTGTTGTGGTCCTGATTGTATTTCTCGTGGTCAAGTAGATTCTTGTCCGGGATGAGGAGCGCTCGGAACGATATGTCATCGTCATCGAAGAAGTAGTCCACGAGATCCAGATAGAGCGGCAGCATACGGTCTCGTGCCTTTGCCCATTTCACCTCATTCGTGGCGCATATGCCATGTTTCTGCTTGATTTCTTTGATTCTGACGCATATCTCTTTGCGTTTTCCTTTTGGCACAATGACGGCTCCCAGAGCCATGCTGTTCGAATCATCATGCTCAAGGTGACATGTCTCATCGCAATACAGGTTGTATTCGGTCATTCGTGTTCCTTTCAATCCATCAATCGTCCGGCGTTTCGGCTTCGAGGCGTGCGTTCGGATCCGTGTTTGCGGCCACGTCATAGTCTTCGGGGTGCGCGGCGATACGGTCGATGAGATCATCGGTGATCCGGGATTCGCGCTCGCGGGCCTCGTAGGCTCGTGCGGCATCGCTGCCCAGGGCGCGGGTGTAGATGTCGAGGCTGGTGAGCCCGAATGTGAAGGCGATGTGCTCCACGTCGGACGTGTTCAACGGCGCCTCATAGCGCATGCGTTTGTACCAGTAATTGTTGCTCAATCCGCTGGAATCGAAGAATTCATCTATCGTAATGCCGCTATTTTTCAACAGTTGCCGACATACATCGATGATTCTTTTGCTGTCTTCGGTGACTTCGTTTTTAGATCCTCGTGCCATGCCTGAAGTCTATCTAAATAAGTAGATTTTGTAAAGAACCTATATAGGTAGATACATTGAATCACCTAAATAGGTAGATTGAGAGTTGTCGCAAGGGAACGGACCAACCAGAAAGGAGCGGCAACCAATGAGCGAAACGGAAACCATCGCACGAAACCTCAGCGGCGAACTCGCACGACACCGCAAGACGCAGGCCGCACTCGCCAAGGAGCTTGGTGTGAGTGAGCAAAACATTAGTAAGCGATTGCAGGGCGAGGGTTCATTCACTACCGAACAACTCGAGAAAGCCGCCGGAATGCTCGGCATGAGCCTCTACCAGCTCATGATCAAGCTCCTCCAACCAATCGACGGCATCAAACAGATCAAGCCGTGAGCAGCGCTCGCCGACGCATGAATCGAAAGGAGACCCCGAAATGAACATCAATATTCCGGTCGAAGATTCGAAAAGGCCATTGGATTGTCCGCTATGCGGCGGCATTCCGGAAATCCGTGTGTCGAAAACAGCTTATTCGGGTAACAACAGGATGGATTACTTCGTCGTATCCTGCTCGAATGGGCATGGTCCTGCAGAGGAAGGCGTATCGCAGGAGTTCATGCTGAAACGGTGGGACGCCTGGGCGACCAGAATCACGTCGATTCTCTCGTCACCGATTCACCCGTGCCCGACGTGCGGCCGCATGCCACACGTCAAGGCAAACGACTTGGGCCTCAAGCTTGACTGCGAATGCAGAGCAAGCTCGAATCCTGTTTCGGATCCGGTTGCCGCCATCGAACTCTGGGAGCGGAACATCGAAAAAAGACAGCGTCTCAATGCCGATGTCGAGTTTCTGAACGGGATCATCGCCCGGTCATCGGCGTCGGATGCAACGGTTCCGGTGGCTCCTCGATCTCGTCAGTGCGATTCCGAAGCTCGTACCGTTCCAGCCGGCCAATCAGCTGCCGCCAAAGGGGAATCCGAATCGCCTTATACCCACTGGCCGGCCACAGATTCTCACCGGAGACACGTCCCACATGACATCGGAGACGCTTCTTCCACCAGCGGAGCCAAGGAATCGAGGGGAAACGGTCATGCGTGACCACGATGATCGAATCCGCATCGGAGTGATGCATCTGCAATACGACGGACTCGCCCGGGGCGATGGATGGCATGGAACTTTCCCAGTGACGTAAGTCGTTGCCATGCGAAGGCTTGAGTTCCACCGCGACAACGCAGCCGGAGCCGACGAACCGGACGTCAATGGCTGGCGCTGTGCCGATGTTCTCCAAGGTCAGTGGCTCGCCATACAGATCGCGATTACCAGACAGATGCTCCGGCAGCACAACTTCACGCCGTGTAAGCACAAGATTCGGCCGGTTCCTGTCGAAATAGCGCAACAGCAGCGTGACCGCCGTGGACGTTACGACGCTCGCCGGTACCACCGAGGACCAATCAATACCGGTAACCCAACTCATATTTCACCAATCATCACGGAAGAACACATGAGAACGATTCTAAGGAGAATCACATGAACAACGAAATACAGAAGTTCGATTTCAAGGGCGCGGCATTGCGTACCTTGACCGACGAGGCGGGGGAGCCCTGGTTCGTGCTCAAAGATTGTATGAGCATCCTTGACCTTGGCAATCCAACTGAGACCGTCAAAATGTTTGATAAGGATGAGTTCAGTACTACTGAAGTCATCGATTCGATTGGTCGCCGGCAGCAGACGTATATCATCAGCGAACCTGGTCTTTACCGTCTTGTGATGAAGTCTCGGAAGCCGGAGGCCAAGGAGTTCCAGCGTTGGGTGACGCATGAGGTGCTGCCGTCCATCCGCAAGCACGGCGGCTATATGGCCGGCCAGGAACGGATGACACCGGAACAGATGGCGTTGGCCAGCATGCGATGGCTGCAATCCAAGGTCGACGAACAAGCCAAACAGCTCAAAGCCCAGGAAGGCAAGGTCCTGTTCGCCAACGCGGTCGAAACCGCGAGGCCGTCCATCCTTGTGGGCGATTTCGCGAAGATCCTGAAAAGCAACGGCATCGACATCGGCCCACGGCGCCTGTTCGCCTGGCTCCGCGAGCATGGATGGCTCATCAAGGCCAAGGGCTCCAGTTGGAACATGCCCACACAGAAGGCGATGGACCTTCACCTGTTCGAGGTCAAGGAGACGACCATCAGTCACTCGGACGGGCACACCACGATCAACAAGACGCCGAAGATGACCGGCAAGGGGCAGACGTATTTCGCCAAACTGTTCCTCGCGAAACCAACACAGGAAGCGGGTGCGTGATGAGTGAGACATGGCTGCCGGCATGCATATCGCTTACTGCTGGCTTGTTCAGTCTTTCCCTGGCTTTGCTTCGGATCCTCGTCGATCTTGATCCGATCGGTTGGATCCTGTCGTTGGGGGAATGTCAAGAGTCCGGGAAAGCGGATGCAGTCGGGGATGTGCAAATAACCATAATCCCAGTCTCGAATGTTCGAACCGGTATCTCGTCAGAGTTGGCAAATGCCGTCTCGTTTCCGGTATCGGATGACGCGGCTGTTCCGGGAGCGACCCATGAATCGAATAGGAACGGAACACGCGGCGCATCAAATGCGTCGGCTGCTTCGTCCAATGGAGGCGTATCGCTATGACATCGGCTTTCTCATCGGCGTGCATGATGATATACGCGCGGTCGGCCGCTTTGAATTGCGCGATGCTGCTCGGAGTCATGAACTCGGTGTTGTCGCCGATGGGTCTCAGGAGCAGGAAATACGCCTTGCATCCAATCCCCTCGATTGAGACGTCGTACGCGTCGCCGTCACCGGAATTGTACACGGAGCAGACGGAATCCGGCTCGGCCTCGTCTCGAGACTCCAACCAGTCAGAAAATCCGGGCACCGTTGAGGAAATCGGTAATTCAGGATTCGTCGAGTGTTCCAGCAGGGTCCAGTCCGCCTGCGGCCTGTTATGCCATGGCCACCAAACGGTCAATCCGGCGCCAAACAGCGAGGCCGCGGCACCGGCCCATGCGGCCAATACGGATCCATCCATTGATTCTTCTCCTAACTGTTCGGCCCGCACGTCGGGAATGCGGGATGACACCGATTTTAGGAGGGGGCCGGGCGGTTCTCCTAACGCCGCCCGGCATTACACACGCAAAGGAGGCGCGTGATGGAAGACGATACGACGTTCGCTGCGCTCGCTGAGGTCCTGAAACCGATGAACACGACGAAGGACATCGCGGACCGTTGCGGCATCAAGGAGGGCACCTTGGCGTACTGGCGTGGTGCGGGAATCGGTCCGAAGTTCGTGAAGGTCGGACGGACCGTCATGTATCCGAAGGAGCCGATGATCGCCTACTTCAAGGAACACCTCTACCAGAGCACATGTGAATACGAGGGAAAGGAGTCGGCATGAAAACGATTCGCAAGGCCTGCGTGCAGGCAGTGTTCGACGAGTTCGAGACCCAGGGCGAAATAGTCCACCCATTCAAGGACGTGGATGCGGAGGCCATGAGGTCGCTCGGCCACATCGTCGGATACGTCGACCTCGACGTCACCGGTCTCGTGGACCTCATCATCGACACGATCAACAAGGAGCTGTGATGACACTCAGGAGAATCGACGCGGAAACGCTGCTGACGCCACCAGTACCGCCGAGGGGCACGGTGATCATGTTCGGTTTGACCGGCTATGCGATTCGCGTCACGGGCAAGGGCGCCAGCCTCATGGCACTCGACGTCGACGGAAGCCAGGAGCTGGCGAGCATCGGGAAAGACCAGGCAAGGAAATTCATTCAAAGCATCGGAGGCGCAAGATGACGGACAACGATTATCGCATTGAGGACAGGTTCGAAAAGGGAAGGCCGAACTACACGCTCAGGCGTTTGAAGTTCACGCTGGCCGTGGTCGGTCTGGTCGTGAGCGTGACGCTCATGCTCACCTGGCATGGCGGCGGTCTGACGGGCGCGCTTGTGGTTGAGGGCGTGTATCTGGCCACGGCCCTGTGGCTGACGGTCAGGTTCGCTCCGCGCGATGACGTGGATGGCGACGTCTGACCGTATCCGCCGGCGTACAAGGACGCGGACGGATGGCGGAGGCGTGGGGGTCCCTTCATCTCACATTGCATTTCACGCATGCACTCTCACGTCTTCCGCTGTCACGCCGTCCGCTGTGGGTTCGAATCCCGCCGCCGGCGCTTGGCCGGACCGTCAACGCCGCCCGCATCCCCGCTTCGTTCAGCTTTCTTGGTGGTGTGGGAACGATGGGCGTGCTTCTTTGCTGTCATGGCGCCCAGCGGTCCGGCTCATATCAATCAATCTCATATCAATCAAGGTCAAGGGAGGAACCGATGAAGGAGATTCTGCCGCATTGGCATTTCAGTCCGAACGCTCCGGTCAAGGACGTCGACACGAAGAAGATGACGAGTGGTGACAGGGCGGTGGCCGGCGCGTGCTGTCGGGCGATGGAGACCGAGGCGTGGAAGGAGCTGGTGATCCTCGAATCGTTGGGCGTGCGTTTCAACGGACTGGTGGGCCGGTTCGTGTCCGAGGTCGCCATGCCGGTGTTGGAGGTGATGCCTGATGACAGTTTCCATCAGGGCGCTGCCGCGCAGTTGACGCACATGGTGAAGACCAGGGATGGTGGCGAGACCATCCGCATCATCAAGACTCTCGCCGTGAAAGGTAGGTTCTAATGGCTGGTGAGACGATCATCGCGGTGGTGGGCAATCTGACCGCGGATCCGGAGTTGAGGTCGACGAAGAACGGTCGGAGCGTGGCTGGGTTCACGATCGCGTCCACTCCTCGCACGTTCGACAGGCAGTCGAATCAGTGGGTCGATGGGGATGCGTTGTTCCTCCGCTGCACGGTGTGGGGTGATCTGGCCGAGCATTGCGCGCAAAGCCTGGCAAAGGGCATGCGTGTGATCGCCCAGGGCAGGCTGACGCAGCATTCATGGGAGGACGAGCAGCATCAGCGCCGAACTTCCATGGAATTGCAGGTGGACGAGATCGGGCCGAGCTTGCGCTATGCGACCGCGCAGGTGGCCAAGGCGCAGCGTGGCACGGCTGGAGCGTATGGCAATCCGTCCTCCGCTCCGGCGGGCTATACGGGCGGGGCCACCGCTGCCGGCACCTCGCTTCCGCCGTCCGACCCGTGGGGTCAGCCACAGGACAAATCGGCATCGTTCGGTGATTTCGGCAAGCCGGAATCCGAACCGGTTTTCTAAGGACGAATCATGAGTATCACCATAGAGAATCTGCAAGTGGACGACCTGCATGCCAACCCGCATAATCCACGCAAGCAGGTCGGCGACGTGGAAGAACTGGCGTCGAGCATCCGAAGCCAGGGCATCAAACAGCCTTTGCTGGTCACGCCGACCGGCGAGACGGACATCGGCGGACACAAACAGTACCGTGTCGTGATCGGCCACCGCAGGCTCGCCGCGGCCAGACAGGCGGGACTCTCGACCGTGCCCGCGATTGTCGAGGAGATGGACGCGCGCCGCGAACGCGAGATCATGCTCGTGGAGAACAAGCAACGCTCCGACCTGACTCCCGTGGAGGAGGCTGACGGCTACCAAGGGCTTCTCGACCTGGGTGTGCGGGTCAAGGAGATGGCCGAGAAGACGGGACGCAGCGACCGGTTCGTTCGCAGACGGTTGAGGATCGCCCGCATCCCGCAGGAGACGCGCGACATGTCCGCCGATTTCAGCCAACTGACGCTCGACCAGTTGGACAAGCTCGCCGAATTCGAATCCGACCCCGACATGCAACGCGAGCTCGCACGGTCCACCGACTTCGAATGGACATACCGAAGGCTCGTCAGCGAACGCGACAAGACGAAATGGTGCGGTGAGGCCGACAAGGCGCTCGCCAAGGCCGGCGTCAAGGTCGAATCCTTCCCCGACGGGAAGAACTATTGGACGTTCGAACCGCGCGGCTACAGGCGGCATAACATCATTTCCTCCACTCGGGATCCGTTCTGGAAGCAGTTCACGGGCGAGGATGGGTGGCCGGAATTCTGCGTCTTCAAGAACCACGGCGACTACTGCCTGTACGAGCCGATTCCACTCGACCAGCTCGAATGGGCTGAGAGCGCGAAAGCCGAACGTCAGGCCATCATGGCACGGGGGAAGGAATTCGACCGCAAGGCTAGGGACTTCGAGGCGATTGCGAGGGACACGCGTTTCGCATGGCTGAAAACCAACCTCCACACGCTCACCCGCGAACAGACAGTGGCGGGAATCTGCGAACTCGCGCTCGCTGAGACGGTCGACTGGCATTCGATGTTCGTGGGCCAGCGCCTCCATGGCGAGGGTGTCGTGGAGGCGCTCATCGGTTTTGGATGGAATCTGCCGATCACTGAGCATGACGGCGACCACTGGTCGTTGGAATGCAAGGAGAACCTCGACCAGATCCGCATGGTGTTGAGGGACAGGCCGCTGCGGATCCTCGACGTGCTGGCCGCACGCCAGGAGGACAACGCCGATTGGCGTGCGTGGCGCACCATGCGCGGCGTTGATGAGATGTGCGTCTGGTACGGCGCATTGGAACACCTCGGATACCAGCCCAGTGCGGAGGAACGCGAGGCACTCAAGGGCGCGATGGTCGAAAAGGAGCAGGAATCATGAGTATGAAGGCATTGGAGTGGGCCATGTACGACGTGCCCGCCGAAATGGTCAAAGGAGCTTTGTTGCGCATCCTGCTCCTGCTTGCCGACCATGCTGACACACAGGGCAGGGGAGCGTTCCCGAGCCAGAAGCGCATCGTGGCACTGACCGGATACAGCCGGCGCACCATCCAGAACGGCCTGCACGATCTGGAGAAGGCCGGACTGATTCGAAGGGGAGACCAGCGGATCACCGAGCATCTCGGCAAATACCGTCCGATCGTCTGGGACCTCGCGATGAAGGATTTTAGAGGCGCAAAAACTACGCCTCTGGAACAACCGCCGCAAGAGGCGCAGACCACTGCGCCCCTAAACAAGTTGGAGGGGCGCAATCAGGGGCGCAAAAAAACGTCGCTAGGGGCGCAATCAGGGGCGCAACATGACTGCGCACAGAACCTATATAAGGAAGAACCGTATATAGAACCTAGAGAGAGTAACGCGCGCGCGAGAAAACAAATCCCAATACCAGCCGACTGGAAACCCACCGAAGAACACCAGGCGCTCGCCGACAGGCTCGGCATCGACTGCGACATCGAAGTCGACAAATTCCGCGACAGGGCCCTCGACTCGGGAGCCCGCTCGGCCGACTGGAACGCGAAATACCGCAACTGGCTCGTCAAAGGCAAGGAACGCGGATTCGCCACGCCAAAGGATTCCAACGCTCGCCGACGGTATACGTGGGCCAGCGAAGAGGTCAAACGCGTGCTCGGCCCGATAGCCTGCGAAGGCACGGACACGTACATGGAGCTCGCATGCAAGGTCGCCGACCTGCTCAACCGGGGCGTGGACCCGGACATGCTGCGCCGTCAGCTCGCGAACGTGCCCGGCGACGTATTAGCCGAACAACTGTTCGAACAGGAGGCGGCATGAACGCCATGACCATCGCACACATGGCCGGCGTCCTCACCTCGGCCATCCAAGCCGCCGACCGATTGGAACTCGACGCACTCAAAGGTCCGGCGCTCGCCGATATGGACCTTGACCGCATCCGCGATATCAAACGCGACTGCTCGACCTGCATCAACCTGCTCGAACAAATCGGAAGGGAACAACGATGAGCGACCGGCAATTCCAGGAATCGAAACGCATCGCGCTCGTACGTCAGGGCTGGCATTGCCTTCGCTGCGGACGCAACCTGTACGACCCGAGCGTCTGGCCGGGCAGGAGCGGCCACCACCGGCAGCTGCGCCGTCGAGCCGATCCCGCTGTGCGTGACCTGCCGTGCAACATCGTCGAACTGTGCGGGTCCGGCACGACCGGCTGCCATGGTTGGGCGCACGCGCATCCGGCCGAGGCGGAACGGTTCGGCTACATCATCCCGAGCTGGCGTGATCCGCTCAACGCGCCGATCCGCGACTGGAACGGCGACTGGTGGTGGCTGTTGGATGACGGCACGGCGCAACGGCTCACGCAAATCGAAATCATCGAATGGCAAAGCAATTGGAAGGAAGAATCATGAGGAAACAGGACGAAGACCGGAATGGGAAGCCGGAGGCGCTGCTCTGGCTCGACTTCGAAACGACCGGTACGGACAGGAATGACAGTCTGCCGTTGGAGGTCGGCATGGAATGCACCGACGTGCTGGGCGAACATTCGTATGGATCCCTGCATCGCATCATCAGACCGGACTATCTCAACCTGTTGGACATGGGCCCGGTCGCGTTCTCGATGCACACGGACAATGGATTGCTGTTCGAGCTGTTGAACGGCTCCGCGCACGACGACTGCGTGGATGCTGTGGCGAACGCCGTGGAGGAGTATCTCGACTCCCTGTCGCAACGCTTCATGCTGGTTCCGGCTGGAACGAACGTGGACTTCGACATCGACTTCCTGAAACGTCTCGACCTGGCCCCGGACAGGTGGCTGTCCTACCGCAAGTTCGACCTGACCACGCTCCGCCGGTATTTGAGGTTCATCGACTGTCCCGAGGATCCGTACAAGGGGCATGCCGGTTCGCACAGGGTGCGTGATTGCATCCGTCGTGACATCAACGACTACAAGTGGTACCGCAAGCTTCTGAAGGGAGCATGGTGATGACCGTGGCCGCCATGATGCTCCTGTGCGCGGCCGTCCTGGTCGCTTGGATCGGAGGCCGGCCATGACGGTCCAGACGCATATGGCGTGGCGGTACCGGAATCCCGCCGACCTGATCGGACGCCGATGCATCGCGCTCACCGGCATGGATGTCACGTTGGACGGCCCATTGGATCTGATCCGGTTGAGTCCGGTCCACGCGGTCCTGAAATACCGGGGCATAGGACTGCACGTCATCGACTGCGACCTACGCCACCACACGAACAAAACCTCGGACGGCATCCGCGCCGTCGTCATCACGGAAGGCAAACCATGAAACACACCACATCGCATGCCAGGAAATGGCATAGGACCAGTCCATGCCCATACTGCGGCACGAGGAAACCCGGCATCGAACCCTACGCCAGCATCATCGGAGCCAAGATGCACTGCATCTGGATCGCCAAATGCCGTGGATGTCCGAACGCCGTCTGGATCACTACCCCGGACGACAGCATCAAAACCGCGATCCGCGGATGGAACCGATACGCCAACGGCGGATGGCGCAAACACCAGGAGGAAACGAAATGAGAAAAACAACACGCATCACACTCGCCATCACCGTCATATGCATGGCGCTCGCCGGATGCGGGAGCGCGTCGGAGCCTTCGACGCCAGCGCATGCGGTCAGGTCCATCGACTCGCAATGCTCCGACATGGACGACGAATTCAGCGAATGCGTCATCACCCTGACCGACACGAGGAAAGTGGACTGCATCGTCTACTCGACGAACGGCAAGCAGGCCGGCCTGTCCTGCGACTGGGACCATGTGAGCGGCGCGGACAAGGAGCCGGCAAGATGAGCTACAACGTCGTCACCACGGAAGGCATCAGAACGTTCGAGAACATCGACGATGCCGGCGACTACGCGCAGGCCATGTCCCTGAGGACTGGCGAGCCGGTCAAGGTGTTCAATGCCGAGACCGGACTCGTCGCATTCACCGTCCGCCCAACCACGAAGGACACGAAATGAGAATCAATTTCAACAGTAAGGATGGCGTTTTCGCCATCAAAGCCGAAAACGAAGAGGAAAAAGCCCAGCTCAAAACGTCGGCGGTCGCCATCTGCAATCTCATCATCGATTTTTTCGACGGTGAAATCCAGGAAATGGCGTCGGCGAAGGAATGAAACGCATCACACTCAAGGACACAAAATGAGCAATCGAAGTTATTTGGTGCCAAGGCCGCCAGCGTTCGACCATGAGCATCCCAGACCGAAGGAGGAAGGCGAGGTGCTGTACTGCGGAAATTGCCAAAAATGGTACGTATCATGGTTTCCCCTCACCGAAGTCAAAACCATATGGGGCCGCCGCCCCGAATGGTGGATACGCATCTTCCACCGCAAATCATACGAGACGATCATCCAGCAAATACGAAGGGAAACGAAATGAAAGTGAAGAAAACCCTCATGGACATGATCGTCAAATGGCATCAGGCCGGATACAGCCTCGATGAGATCTCTCCACTGGTTCCTCAAGTCCCCAAAGAGGAAATCAAAGCGATCATCCAACACACCCGCGAATAACAAGAAACCCGACCTTCCGGCCGGGCTCCTGGCATCACCACAAACCAGACTACACCCGCCGGAGGGAATCGAACAAATGAACGAACCAACCAACGAATCCCAACTAACACCAAACCAGACACAACCAGCACAAACCAACCAAAACAAGCCAGCGCTCGCCGGCATGTGCCGAGTGTGCGGCGGGGAGTGCCGTATCCAGGCCACGATGTGCGACAAGTGCGAGACCGCTTTGAGGGGATGGATCCACGACTATCCGTCATGGATCCAAGCCCTGCGCGAGTTCCTGGATTCGGCGGCGCATTACGGAGGCCACCAGCCTGGACGTGTCAACCTGCAGTCCGCGCCCACGCCGATCAGACTCTCGGTCGTTGACCATCTGCAGGAGATCGAGGATGCGGTGACAGCGTTGTGGTGTCGATTGTATGCGCCGCCGGCCATGCCATGGGCCACAAGCATCGCGGTCCCGTCCATCGTCGACATGCTCAAGGCATGCTGGTCATGCCAGCGGTTGAACCGACTGCCGGACATCGGTTTGATCTGGCATGACTGGGAGCGGTTGGTGCGCAAGACGCTGGCCATCATCGACGTGCCGCCATCCAGGCACGGCATCGGCAGGTGCCTGAATCCTCTGTGTGGAGTGGAGCTGAGTGCGGAGGTCGGCGCGGTGAGCGTTGATTGTCCGGTGTGCGGCAACGCTTATCGCGTGGTCGATGTGCGATTGGGTTTCCTGCGGGAGTGCATCGAATCGGGCAGGGCGTTCACGGCGGGGGAGTGTGCTGAGCTGCTGCGCGAATGCGGGTTCCAGTGCAATGCGAATACGATTCGCTCGTGGCGTAAGCGTGGCAGGCTTCAGCCGGCCGATGAGAACGATAAGGGACGGCCATTGTACAGGCTTTCGGACGTGCATCGGCAGGTGCTGCGCCGCGATTCGATTTGACAAAATCGAAAGTGCAACGCAGAATTGTCAGTGGATTAGAGGGTTCAAACCGAGGTGACTTGGTTTGAACCCTTTTCATATCCGCCATGGATTCTCCTAACTCCCTGGGTTGCAGTCCCGTCCTGTCCGAACGGCATATCGGACACGCTCCGCCCACTCCCGTCAGAGTGGACATACCCCAATGTGGCAGGCAAGCCAATCCCGTGCTTCCGTGATGCGGTGATGCTCAAATCCGCCTGCCGGTATGCCTTCGTAGGAATCAGTGGTAGATCGTACCGGCCGCGAGTCTTTATTGGATTCTCTTCCTTGTGGCCGCGTGTGGACGCGGGTTCGAATCCCGCCGAAGGCACCCATGAAACAAACCCGGGGTAGGGGTATTCGCAGATGATGGGGAGCCCCTACAAGACACGGGGGTGTCCATATACGGGAGCCCCTATACCGGCATTCCAGCAAGCCAACGGCGAAGATAATCATTGATGCATCCATGACACCCCGGGGCTCATACATGTGGGGAGGCCACATGAGCAAGCGGCGTAACGAGCGTGTCAGCAACGGCTGGCGGCGCAGACAGCTCAGGGCAAGAGTGCTGGCCGCATACGACGTGTGTGCCATCTGTGGCAAGCCAGTCGACAAGACATTGAAGACACCACATCCGATGAGCGCCGAAGTCGACGAGCTCGTACCGGTCTCACGTGGCGGTGATCCATACAGCTTCACTAACTGCAGGCTCACGCACCGCAGATGCAACAGGTTCAAGAGCGACAAGACAGACGAACACGCACGAGCGCTGCTGGCTGGCAGACAGGAAGTGAAAGCAAGCTCGATGCCGTTCAAAACGTTCGGCATCTGACTCCGATACCAGGGCGGGGACCCCGGGTATGCCCCCTCCCGGTCGCCTCGGGTGCAGTGCCGATTTCTCCCCGCGGATTCAAACGTCGGAAACAGGGGAAACAACGAAAGGTCGGAAAGCGAGGATTACGCCGATGAAGTGCGAACTCTGCGGCAAGGAATTCCAGCCTTCCGGCCACGGGCGGCCTCAGAAGTACTGTTCCAAGTCCTGCCGCCAGAAAGCCGATTATCGTCGGAAAAAGAACAGGCCCGCACAGGACCGGAACAGTAAGCCGCCCGTCAAAGCCGTGGAAACGAAACAGAAGCCGGAGCAGGATCTCGACCAGCGGAGCTTCGAACGGATGATGGACGGCAGCATGCTGGACATACTGCGAGACAACCGTGACCTGCTGCTCAAGGCCATGGCCGATCCCACGACGCCGGCGAACGCGCTGCCCGCGATCAGCCGCCAGCTCATCGCCGTATGCGACCGCATCGAATCGCTCCAGGTCGGTGGCCTGACCGACCTGCTGGACGATGAGGAAGACGAGGTGACGGACGATGTCGGAGCGTCGATTGTCTGAAATCGCCAAGGTCCTCCGCCAGCCGGAAGGCATCGTCGGCAGCGAGTTCACGCGAATCAACAAAGCTGCGCGCAAGGCCGGCATCCGTTTCGACTTGTGGCAGCAGGGCTTCTTGTGGCTTCTGTTCGCCAAGAACGCGGAAGGCAAGTATGCGTGTGGCGCGGACGGCGCCGTGCTGTCCAGCTGCAGGCAGATCGGCAAGACCTTCACCGTCGGCACCGCGTTGTTCCTCAAGGCGATACTCACACCGAACCTGAAAGCCATCTGGACCGCCCACCATACGCGCACCAGCGACGAGACATTCGCGGACATGTGCGAGATGGAGCACAATCCAGTGCTCGGCCGGTACGTGGAACGCATTCGCAGAGCAAACGGCCAACAGGAGATCACGTTCACGTCCGGCAGCCGCATCATGTTCGGCGCCCGCGAAAACGGTTTCGGCCGAGGATTGCACAGCGTGGACGTGGCCGTGTTCGACGAAGCGCAGATCCTCACAGTGCGCGCGATGGACAACATGATTCCGGTTTTGAACACGAGTCCTAACCCCCTGGTCGTGTATATGGGCAATCCACCCAAGCCGGGAGACCAGTGCGATGCGTTCACGGAGAAACGCATGCATGCGCTGAACCATGACGGAAACCTCCTCTACGTGGAGCTCGCCGCCGACAAGGACGCGGATCCGGACGACCGCGAACAGTGGGCTAAAGCGAATCCCAGCTATCCGAAACGTACAAGCGAACAGGCAATCATGCGCATGCGCAACAACCTGTCGGACGATTCATTCCGTCGTGAGGCGCTTGGCATATGGGACGAGACCGCCACCGCATACGCCATCAGTCCCGACCTGTGGCAGGCCGCGGCCGTCGACGACGTGCCCGAGGGCGGCACGGTGAGCTTCGGCATCGACATGCCTCCGGACAGGAGCGTGCTGACCATCGGAGCGGCGCTACGATACGCGGACGGTTCGGCCATCGTCCAGATGGCGAACATCAAGGACGCGCGGCAGGCGGGAACCATGTGGGCCGTGGACTGGCTCGCTGAACGCTGGCCGAAGACCGCCAGCGTGGTCATCGACGCCCAGTCGCCCGCTATGAGCCTGCTGCCGGAACTGAAGAAAGCACATGTGAAGGTCATGGTCACGAACATGCAGGAGATGGGCCGCGCATGTGGCCGGTTCCTCGACATGCTCAAAGCCGGAACGCTCAAGCATCCGCGGGACGAATACCAGCCGCAGCTGGCCGCAGCCGTCAAGGGCGCGACCACGCGCCCATTGGGACAGTCCGGCGCGATCGCCTGGAACAAACTCGGCAGTGACATTGACATAACCCCGCTCGTGTCCACCACACTCGCCCTGTACGGGGCGTGCACGACGAAACGACATCCGGGAAGACGACAGGAGGTGATGGTCTGATGGTGTTCTACATGGCCGACGGCACTACGGTAAGCACGGCACCGAAATTCACCGGCAGTAGCTACCTCGATACCGCGAGCGGCAACATCGGCGCCATCCTCGGCGTCGACGACGAGGACATGCCCATCATCCACGAACTGTTGCGCGTATGGCGAGAGAAATATCCACGCAACCTGATCCGCGGAGCCTACTACGACTGCAAGGAACGGTTCAAGGACTTCGGAATCTCCATCCCGGACCAGATCAAAAACAAGGTCGAGGCGATGATTGGATGGCCGGAACTGGCCGTCCGCTCATTGAGCGATTTGAGCGACCTGGAAGGGTTCAGCATTTCCGGTGACGACACGATGGGTGTTGGCGACCTGTTCGAGGACAACCAATTGGACGTGGCCACGTCCGAACTGATCGTATCCGCATACAAGCATTCATGCAGTTTCCTGACCATCGCCGCAGACCCGGAGGATCCGGAACGAATCAGTATGATTCCGCGTTCCGCCGACTGGTCCGCGGGCATCTGGGACCGGCGCGACCATCGTCTGGCCGCCGCGTTGACCATCACCGAGGACGATAAGGACGGGCGGATATGCGCGTTCAACGTGTGGCTTCCAGGCAAGGTCTACGAATGCTCCGGCCACCTGATGCCATGGCGTGCGGAGAAAAGCGAAACGAACTTCGATCAGCCGACGGTCGTCTCGCTCGCCTATGACAGGCAGATGGACCGGCCGTTCGGCCACAGCCGCATCAGCCGTTCGCTCATGAGCCTTGTCGATGCTGGATTCCGTACCGTGGTCCGCATGGAGGCGTCTGCCGAATTCTATTCCGTCCCCAAACTCTGGTTCATCGGAGCGAACAGGGACGCGTTCAGTAGCAACACGTGGAAGAGCCTCATCCAGGCGATCAACGCGATCAGTGCCGACGAGGACGGCAACCTTCCCCAATTGCAGCAGGTGCAGCAGGCGTCCATGACACCCCATTCGGACATGCTCAAGACGATGGCCATGCTCGTCGCCTCGCAGACCCGGGTGCCGGTCGACTACCTGGGCATCACATTGGACAACCCGACCAGTGCCGAGGCCATGGCGTCCGCCGAACGACGTCTGACACGCATCGCAGACAAGCAGAACGTGGCCTTCGGACGGGAACTCAAACGGGCCATGGGCATCGCCGTGGCGTTGCGCGAAGGCGCGAACACGATACCGGACTCCATACGCGACGTGCACCCGGTATGGGCACCGACAAGGGAGGTCTCCGATGCGGCGCGCGCCGACGCGTTCACGAAGATCGCCGACAAGGTCACCGGCTACGCCGACTCCGACGTCGGACTCGAACGCCTCGGCCTGAGCCGTGAGGAAATCACGCGTCTACGCGCCGACCAGCGCAAGGCACGCGCGCAGAACGTCGTGGACCAGCTCAAGATCCGCGCGGCGCAAAACAGCCAGCAGCAGGAGGCGTCAGATGAATCTGAACAATCTGAATCTGCCTCCGGAACGCCGCAAAGCATTGGAACAGGTGCTTGACCAAGCATGGAAGGACTACCAGGACAACCTCACGAACCTGACCGACGCGGCTGCCGATGAAATCGAGACCGTACTGGAACGCGACCCGTTGAACGCGCGCGAAACGGTGCGTGAATATACGGCCGCGGCCAACCGCCTCGCCGACGACTATTATGCGACGGTACGCACCGCATGGGCCGAATACGCTGGCGTGACCATGCCAGACTTCGACCCTGGATCTGACCTGGAACCGGAACGGGTACTTTGGCAGGTCCAAGGCGGCTTCGCCAACACCGACTACAACGGATTGACCTACTCGCAGGTCATGGCAGGCCAGGCACGATCCGGCGCGACCATCGACGACCTGTGGCCATCATTCTCGAACATCGACGACGCGCAACAGTTCATCACCGACATGATCCGCACCGGCGCCCGATTGACCGAACGACGGAACATACGACTCGACCCCACGAAACCAAAATGGGCGAGAGTACCAAAAGGTCCCAAAACATGCGCGTTCTGCGCCATGCTCGCCTCACGCGGCTACGCATACACCAGCGAGGAAGCGGCAGGTGGCAAAGGCAACATCTACCACGCCGACTGCCATTGCCAACCCATGCCGAACTGGGGCAAACAGGTGCTCGCCGGATACGACGAAACCGCATACAAAGCCGAATACGAGCGAATGAAAGCGCTCGCCGACCGCGAATACGATGGAGACATTCTCAAAGCGTACAGGAGCTCTCCCGGCGTGTGCACGGATTCCGTGGTCCCCGAAGCATTGAAGAAGACTCCGGGCCGTCCGCCGAAGTTCGACGCGAAGCATCCGTTTAGGACCTTCCTTGGAAGCGGAAACCTGAGGGATGCGGTCGTGGGGACGAATCCGATGTTCGATGAGGGTCCGGAATACAGGAACAACTGCCAGCGTTGCGTCGTCGCTTACGAAATGCGCAGGCGAGGATACGCAGTCACCGCGATGCCGAGGCCGATGGATCCCAGGACAGGACTTCCGGCCTTGGACACGGACACTAACCGGTGGGGAAGCTCCTTTAAAGGCGATTGGCGGTCTTGTGGCTCCGATTCAGGTCTTGATGGCGCTTCGGCGCTTTTGGATGAATGGGGCAAAGGCAGCCGCGCGTTCGTCGAAGTGGAGTGGCTTGATGGAACGAGGCATGTCTTCGTCGCGGAGAACCTGAAAGACGGGATACATTTCATGGACCCGCAAACCGGGTCGATGAACGTGTCAAGGTATTTCGAAATGGTCAACCATGGCATGACACGTATAATGAGGGTAGACGATGCGGAACCTACTGAACTGGTGTTGAAATACTGCAAGGAGGGCCAGAGATGATATTGACGGATGCCATCGGCCTCGTCCTTGCCGAATATCCCGGCATGAGGGCGATAGGCGCTGCGGAAAATTCCGACGCATGGATCATCGGCCTTGATTTCGCCGCTTCGACCAGTGAACATCCGGTACCTGGGACGCCAAGCATCGCGGTCGATAAAACATCAGGCGTTTTGCATAGCCTTACTCCTGGAACGGATGAATTCTGGCATTACATGACCGGTGCCAGGAAAGTGCCCATCCCACAGGTCTGAAATCATTCCAAGCCACCCACATGGGTGGCTTTTCTTATGCCATTTTTGGTGGATTGCCGGAGTAGACGAACGGATCCGACTGTAAATCGGGTGCTTCACAGCCACGCAGGTGCGAATCCTGCATCCACCACTCGACCAGCCGGTCCGGTTGGCGGCGACCATGCGCCGTATCGCGTGGGAGGACCATACAGCGCACCGTGGCGCGGTCGAACTCGAATCCACGGGAAACAGCAAGAAGGAGCACAGCATGTTCAACAGATTCCGATTCCCGGCCCGTATCCGTCTCATCGACGGCGGCGGGGACGAGGGCGGTTCCGGCGATAGTGGCGACGGCGGCGAGCCGAAATCGTTCACCCAGGAACAGGTCGACCAGATCGTCGAGAAAAGGTTGGCGAAGGAGCGCGGCAAGTACAAGGACTACGACGAGCTCAAATCAAAAGCCATGAAACTCGACGAGATGGAGAACGCCGGAAAGAGCGAAATCGACAAGCTTAAGGAATCGAACGCCGCATTGCGCAAGCAGATCGACGACGCCGCGGCCGAGAAACAGCACGCCGAATGGGTGTCCGAAGTCGCCAAAGACAAGGACGTTCCGGCCGAACTGCTCCGCGGCGGCAGCAAAGAGGAACTCGAAGCGCATGCGGACCTCCTGCGAGCGGCATTGCATCCAGCATCCAAGCCGCCGAGGGTGAAGAACCAGACAGGCTCTCCTTCGCACCAGAACAACAACAAGGACGCCGAAGAGCTCTCGTACATCCATCAGCTCCTCGGCAGATAACGACTGAAAGGACAAGCCATCATGGCGATGAAAACAGACCAGATCAAGCTCCCCGTGAGCGTGGCCACCGAAATCGTGAACAAGGCCAAGGACACCAGCACCATCGCGTCCCTGAGCCCCAGCACGCCGCAGATCTTCTCCGACGCCGACTACCTCGTGTTCAACGGCAAGAGCGAAGCCGAGGTCGTGGCCGAAGGCGCGGTCAAGAACAGTTACGAGCAGACCGTGGATTCCGTCGTGGCGAAGCGCTTCAAGGTGCAGACTACCACCCGCGTCACGAGCGAACTCCAGTGGGCCGACGAGGACAACCAGCTGCAGATCATCCGCAGCATCCAGGCGGATCAGGCAGCCGCTTTGGGCCGTGCGCTCGACTACGTGATCTACCATGCGATTAACCCGAAGACCGGCACCGCGCTTTCCGGATTCAACCCGTTGAGCACGTCCGCCGTGCAGGTGATCGCCGGCGATGACGAAATCAGCAACGTGGACGCCCTGGCCGATGCGCTGAACGACTCCTACGACATCAACGGCGTGGCATTGTCCAAGACTTGGGCGTCCCGTCTGCGCAAGCTGCGCGTCCCCTCCACCGGCATGCGCTTTTATCCGGAGATTCCGCTGAACCTGCAGGCCGGCAGCCTGGACGGCATCACCGCCGCGACCTCTGGCACCGTCAACGGACGACTGGCCTCGACCCCGACGAAGGTGCTCGCGTTCATGGGAGACTTCAGCCTCATCAAATGGGGCATGGTCCGCGACCTGACCAGCGAGATTATCGCCTACGGCGACCCGGACCAGACCGGCGTGGACCTGAAGGCCCACAACCAGATCGCATACCGTACCGAAGCGATGTACGCGTTCGCCGTCATCGACCCGAACGCGTTCGCCGTGCTCAAGACCAAGTGAGGTGAACGATGAGTTTCCCCATCCAGACGCTTGTGATCAACCCTGCAGGCGAGGAAAAGCACACTGTCGGCCCGTTGGACGCGCAGGTGCGGCTTGTCAACACTGACGGCACCGCCTTCTCCGCCGGTTCCGGTGCCTACGAACTGCCGGAGGCCGGCAAGGACACCCTCGGCGGCATCAAGCAGTTCGCGCCCGAACAGACGATTGGCAACGTTGACGGCAACATCGTCAAGGCCGCCGCAGCCGCTCCGACCAAGGATGAATTCGACAAGCTCGTCACGGCTTTCAATACTTTGGCGAAACAGTTCGATGACACTATCACCGGCCTCGCGGCCTCCGGGGTGATCAAGCTGCCGGACAAGAAGTGACCATGACGGACGAACCGGACATGTTCGCCACCTCCGACGATCTCGAACGGAGGTGGCACAAGCTCACCGACGAGGAACGTCAGAAAGCCGACACGCATCTCGCGGACGTGACCGACTACATCAAGGAACGCTCGCCCATCTGGCGGCGGCTCCTCGAAGAACGGCCACGCCTGCTGACGAAGATCACCTGCGACATCGTCCGCAGAATCATGCAGGCCGACCCGTACGACATTCCCGGCGGCATCACGCAGATGAACCAGACCACCGGCAGCTTCAGCGAACAATACAGTTTCGGAGCGCCCACCGGCGATCTCTGGCTGCGCGACGACGAGAAACGCATCCTTGGCATCAACGCTCAGCGCGCGTTCAGCGTCGACATGGCAACGGGGGAGACGTCCTAGTGGAAACCATCGAAGTGTGGCGCGGCCAGTCCACCACCGACACGGACGGCAACCCCATCCAGGGCAAACCCGCCCGCGTCGGCACGTTCCAGGCGATGGTCGCGCCAACCTCCACCACCGACCAGACCGAGGAGAACGCCAGCCCGCAGACCACCGAATACACGATCCACATCCGCGGTAGCCAACCGACCGGCATCCAAGCCACCGACCTGATCAAAGTCAGAGGCATCCTCCTGCCCGTCAAAGGAAAACCGCAAGTGTGGAACAACCTCCACGGACGCCACATCGGCGACGTCATCACCGTGGGCGAACGGGAAGGATAAGCATGGCCAAACGATGCAGATTCGTATTCAACCGCAAGGCGTTCAGCCAACAGGTCCTCAAAAACGAGACATTGCGCTCGCGCATGAGGGACGCGGCCGAAGCCGCCGTAGAGGATGACCGTTGCATGGTCCGCGACCATGACGGCAAGAACCGCAGCGGCGTGGCGATCATCTGCCCGGCACCGGTGGAGAAGGCGCACGGCACGTTGGAGGACACGCTCGGAAGGATGCGCGTATGAGCATCCCGGTCACTCCCCGGCGCACGGAACCCCTGCTCCTGCCCAAACTGAGGACACTGTTCCCGGACGTGACGTTCGACACCATCGAACGAAGCGACCTCGAACCTCCCTTCACCGAAGCCACGCTGGCCGACTCCATGCAAGGCATGAGCACCCCAATCTCGCAGTACGTGCGGCTGCGGCTGAGCGTGCGCTGCATGAGAGAGGACCATACGGGCGACTGGGACAAGGCCGCACGCCTGTGGGCCGACATCGCGAGGGAGATCATCGGGCTCGGAACCGTCGCGCCGCTCATCGACGCGTCACTCGAATCCGGGCCGGTACGCATGACTGACGAGGACAAGAGGCTGGTGTGCGCGTACGGAGTGCTCCTGCTCGAGGTCACCGTCAACTGAAACACAACCAAAGACAACGTGCCGCCACACGCGAAGAACGGAAAGGTGCAGACGAATGTCTGACAACAACGAAAAAACCACCGTCGCCGCGCAGGGCGCGACCGACTACGGGTACGTGTCCAGCGGCAACACCGCAGGCAACGTGCGCCTGATCAAGAACTACGCGCTGTTCCTGTTCCCCAAGGGCGACAGCACGTTCGTGGCTCCGACCGGAGTGGCCTGGACCCCGCCGGCAAGCAAGAAGCCGATCGGCTACTCCACGGAGGACGGCGCCGTACTGCATCCGGAACCGGGCGACAGCACCGACTACAAGGCCCACAACGGCGACATCGTGCTGTCCGACACGGATCCGGGCTACTGGACCCTGCAGCTCGCCGCCATGGAGGGCCGCAAGGATGTGGTGTCGGCCTACTTCGACGTGGACGTCGATTCGGACGGCGGCATCAGCATCAAGGGCGCCGGATTGAAGAAGGAGTGGATCCTCGTGCTGGTCGCGCTCGACCAGCAGGACCGTCCGTTCCTCCTGTACGGCACCAACGCGAAGGTGAGCGACCGTGACGACGTGAGCCTGAAATCCAGCGAGATCATGAACTTCAGCATGACGTTCAAGATGCTCAAGGGCACCAACGGCGAACAGTTCCACGCATGGGGCCTCGTCACTGAAGACGCCAAGTGACCCATTGATTCTTCCCGTGCGGCCGATGGCGGTCGGCCGCACGGGACACCCATTCAACCGCCAACCATTAGAACGGAGCCAACATGAGCGACAAAGAATACCATGTCGTGGACGTAGACCTGACCGAAGCGGAAGAGCTCAAACCCGACGTGCACCTCGAGGTCGCCGGCGTCAAACTCGACCTGCCGAACCTCAACAACGCGGAACTGCCCATCGAACTCGTCCAGGCCATCCTCCTGATCAAAAGCAAGCCCGCATTGTCCGACGAGGAAACCACGGCCTGCGTGAGCACGTTCCTCGCCTACTTCCAGACGATGCAGCCGAACTTCTGGAACGTGCTGCGCAAGACCAAACGTCCGATAGCCTACCTCACCGCGACCATCAAGGCGTGGGCCGAGGAATCCGGACTGGACCCAAAAGCGTTTACCTCGCCCACCTCTGGAACAACAATCGCGCGGCACTAGCCTACGACTGGATCCGAGCGTACGGGCAGATCTACAGGCCCGTACGCTTCCGGGAATGGGTTGAAGGCCAACGTCCACGAGTCGATTGGGGACTCGCCTGGGCGTTGACCCGCGAAATCCTCAAAGACCATACGAGCCACTCGTGGATGGCGTTGCAGAACGCCGTCTACGCGCCCGACGGAGCCGAACAGGCGGTCTGGACGCTGTCCGGACAACGCAAACGCCCATGGTTCGACCACGAGCACGACCCGCTCCGCCCGCCAACCCCGACGCACAACCTCACCCGCCGTCAACGCGAGGACAGGGAACGGCTCAAAGCCTACTTCCACATCAACGACGACCTCTGACTCCGACCGCCATCGGAATCCCAACCTACGAATAAGGAAACACGATGGCAGCACAGGACATAGGCGTCGCATACGTCCACGTCGAACCATCCGGCAAAGGATTCGGCAAAAGCATCGAAGGCGACATCGGCGACGCCGTCAACAAAGCCTCCAAGAAAAGCTCCAGCACCCTCATCTCGAAGATCGGCGGAGCATTCGGCAAAATCGGCAAGGTCGGCACAGGCGCGATCGCCACCCTCGCCGGCGGCATCACCGCATTGGCCGCCAAAGGCGGCTTCACCCGCGCCCTCAACATCGAGAACGCGCAAGCCAAACTCAAAGGCCTCGGCCACGACAGCGCGAGCGTCACCGAAATCATGAACGACGCGCTCGCATCCGTCAAGGGCACCGCGTTCGGATTGGGCGACGCCGCGACCGTCGCGGCCAGCCTGTCCGCCTCCGGCATCAAGGAAGGCGACCAGCTCACCAAGATCCTCAAGACCGTGGCCGACACCGCGCAGATCAGCGGCAGAAGCCTCACTGACATCGGCATGATCTTCGGTTCCGTCGCCGCCCGAGGCAAACTCCAGGGCGACGACATGCTCCAGCTCATGTCGAGCGGCATCCCAGTCCTCCAAATGCTCGGCAAGCATCTGAACAAGACCAGCGCCGAAGTGTCCGACATGGTCTCGGACGGCAAAATCGACTTCCAAACCTTCGCCGACGCCATGCAGGAAGGCCTAGGCGGCGCCGCACTATCCGCAGGCACCACATTCACCGGCGCCCTGGCCAACGTGAAAGCCGCGTTGAGCCGACTCGGAGAAACAGCCGCCACACCAGTCCTCGACGGCTTACGCGGCCTGTTCAACCAAGCCATCCCACTCATCGATACATTCACCGCAGCCGTCACACCAACCCTGCAAAAAGTCGGAGCGGCACTCCAACAAGGTCTCGAGAACGCGATACCCGCCACACAGGCGAAACTCAAAAACCTTGGCGACACGATCTCCAACATCCCCGGCTTCCAGATGCTCGCCTCGGCGACGGCCAGCCTCAAAAGCCAACTCACTGGCCTCTGGAACGCAATCACATCACTCATAGGCGGACTCAACAATGGCGGCGAAGCCGCCACAATGTTCTCCACAACCGCCGGCGCGCTCGCGGGAGTGGTCGCTTCGGTCGCGCAGGCGTTGTCGAACGCGGCGGGATGGGCGAAGACGTTCGTCAACACGTTCATCGAGACGGGCGCGTTGCAGCCGTTCCTTGAAAGCCTGACCGGCGTCATCTCCGGATTGGGCTCGCTGGTTTCCGTATTGGCGGCCGCGGTCTCGCAGGCCTTCGGCTTCAACGACAGCGCGCGCACCGCCAGTTCCGCGGCGCAGAGCTTCGCCGGACTGTTGAACACTTTGACCGGCGTGCTCATGACGGTGGGAGGCTGGCTGCAGTCGGTCGGACAGTGGGCGCAGCAGAACGGCGCACTGGTATCCGGCGCGTTGAAAGCCATCACCATTGCATTGCTCGCGGTCAAAGGCTGGGATATCGTCTCGGCCGGGCTGAAGACAGTTTCCGGTGGACTGAAGGCCATTTCCGCGACTGCCTCCGGTGTGGAGAAGACCGCTACGGCCACGTTCGATTTGATTGGCAAGATCTCCGACGCGGGAAGCGCGGCTGGAGCACTGAAGCAACTCGCCGGCTCGTTCAATATTGTCAAGGCAGCTCAATCGGCGTGGAGCGCGGTGACCAAGGCTGCTACCGCCGTGCAGCTGGCATTCAGCGCTGCCTTGGATGCGAATCCGATCGGCATGCTTGTCGTGGCCATCGGCGCGGTCGTGGCCGCGCTGACATGGTTCTTCACCCAAACCGAAACGGGCAAACGACTCTGGAACAGCTTCGCCACATGGTTCATGGGAATCTGGAACCAGATCAGCACCGCATGCCAGCCAATCCTGCAAGCCATCGCCATATTCATCACCCAGACCATGAGCCAAATCCAACAAATCTGGCAAACCGGATGGACACTCATCACCACCGTCCTCCAAAACGTCTGGAACACGATCGGCCCCATCATCATGACCGCGCTCACCGCGATCATCACCGGCATCCAAACATTCATCACCACCATCACACCACTCCTGCAAGCAGGAATACAGAACATCCAAACCATCTTCCAAACCGCCGTCACAATCATCAGCACGGTCTGGAACGGACTCTGGAACACCATATCCACCGTCGTACAAGGCGCATGGACCATCATCGCCACAGTCATCAGCACCGCACTCGCCGTCATCCAAGGCATCATCCAACTGGCGCTCGCGGTCGTCAACGGGAACTGGAGCGCCGCGTGGTCGGCCATCCAGGGCATCGTGTCGGCAGTGTGGGGCGGCATCCAAGGCGTCGTCTCCGCCGGCATCGGCATGGTCAGCGGAGTGGTATCCGCCGCATGCTCGACAATCCGGAGCGTGTGGGCCGCGTTGTGGAATGGCGTCGGAAGCATTGTGTCGAGCGTCTGGGGCGGCATCGTCGGCACCGTAAGCAACATGGTTGGCCGTGTCGGGAGCGTCGTGAGCGGGATCGGCGGAACCGTCCGGAGCGCGGTGTCCGGCGCGGGAAGCTGGCTCGTCAGCGCGGGACGCAACATCATCCAGGGATTGATCAACGGCATCACAGGAATGGTCGGCTCGTTGTATTCCAGCATCACCAACGCGTTGTCGGGCTTGGTGGACAAGGCCAAGAACGCTTTGGGCATCCACTCGCCGTCGCGTGTGTTCCGCGACGAGGTCGGCGTGATGGTCGGACGTGGCATGGCATTGGGCATCGACGATTCCGCGCATGTGGTCAGCCGTTCCATGGATTCGCTCGTCTCCACGATGAGCCTCTCCGACGCGGACTGGTCGAAGACCGGCAGGCTGAACGTCACGGCCGGCACCGGCGCCAATGCCGGCGACGGCGATCTGCGGGAACTCATCGCGGCCGTCGAATCGCTGCACGACGACCTCGGATCGATCATCGCCCGATACACGCCGACGATAGGGGACCGCGACTTCGCAAGGAAGGTGAGAAGTGCAATCGCTTGAATACGTGTGCGCCGCCACAGGTGAGCGCATCGGCTTCGAGGGGCCGCTGTACGGCGAGACGCTCACGGGACTGCGAGCCCGCGTCTGGGACTACAGCCTCGCCTCACGTGGCATGACGGGCATCACCCGCAAGGCACGCGAGGCGACAGTCACCGTGAAGATCCACGATTCTCCGGCCACGCTCGACCTACTGCGCCGCCTCGCGGACGCCGACATGGCATCCGGGAACCCGGGCACGCTCGTGGCCGACGGCGAATGGGAAGCCAAAGCGTGGATCACGAAAAGCGAACCGCAATCCATCACGCCCACGATGGTCGAGACGCAGTTGACCATCGTGCTGGCCGATGGCGTGTGGCGCCGTCCGACCATGACGCATTTCACGCCGCGATACGATTCCGGAACCGCCGACCTTGACTATCCATATGATTATCCGCATGATTTCGCCGGCATGGCATTGGGTGCCGAGATCGTCAACGACACGTCCATCCCGCAGCCGGTCAAGCTCACGATATTCGGACCATGCGCGCAACCGTACGTCATCATCGGAAACAACCGGTACGAGGTCGACGTGACCGTGCCATCCGGCTCGCGTCTGGAAATCGACGGCACCGGCGATGTCAGGACCGTCACCATGGTCAGCGGCACAGGTCTCGTCACAAACTGCTTCGCGCAGGCCGTGCGAGGGTCGGGCAAGGATTCCGGCCGGTACGTGTTCCAACCGCTCGCGCCCGGAACACAGCCGATCAGCTGGCCGGGAGGATTCCAATTCGACTTGACGGTCTGCGAGGAAAGGAGCGAACCGCCATGGACCTGATCGTCACCGACGCCACAGGCAAACCCGTGGCGAGCCACGCCTCATACACGCTCGACCTCGCGTTCGGTAGCGGGGAGAACGACTTCGACCTGCAGGTCGAAGACGCCGCGCTCAAGGCGGGGAGCCGCATCATGATCGACGGCACCGAGTACGGCGGCATCATCGACGACACGGATGTCGACGTGGACGGAGGCCTGTCCACCGTCACATGGCATGGCCGCGACTGGCATGGAGTGCTCGCCTCGAAGATCATCGAACCGGACAGGAACAACGATTACCTCACCCTGTCCGGCACGATTCCCGTCATTATGCGCACGCTCGTCAGCCGTGCGGGATTGCAAGGCCTGTTCACCGTCACCGACGAAAGCGCCGACCACAAGACCACCTGCCAGTTCGACCGGTACGTGGACCTGTACAGCGGTCTGGTCAAGATGCTCAGGGCAAGCGGACTCAAACTCCGGTTGCGTAATGACGGCGACAAGGTATCCATGAGCGCCATGCCCGTCCGCACGATCGGCGACAGCATCGACTCGGACCTCATCGACTTCACCGCCAAACAGGCGGCGCACCCGATCAACCATCTCATCTGCCTGGGCAAGGGCGAACTCAAGGACCGTACCGTCATCCACTGGTACGCCGACGCGAACGGCACGTTCAGCCACACGCAGACCCTCAAAGGCCTTGACGAACGCACCGCCACATACGAGTTGTCCAACGCCGAAGCCGACGAGCTCGGGGACAAGGGCAGGCAGAAATTCCAGGAGCTTCGGAACACCAGCACCATCGACGTGGACATTCCCGACGGCATCGACGCGGACGTTGGCGACCTGGTCACGGGTCGTGACAACAACACGGGCCTCGTCGTCACTGCCGAGATCTCCAAGAAGATCGTCAAGGTTTCGGGAGGCGTGCTCACCGTCACCTACGAATCCGGAGGTGCCAGCGCCGGCGGCAACAGCGGAGAATCCTCCATCGGGGATGGTGGCCACGCCTACTACGCTGGAGCCGGCCTCAAACTCGACGCCTGGACGTTCAGCGCCGACGTGACCAGAAACGACATCGACTCGCTCAACAACGCATTGTCGGGTAAACAGCCGAAAGGCGACTACATCACCGGCCTGAAAATCGGTTCGGTGGACACGCTCGCCCCCGGCGCACAGGCAAGCGCGTCGCTCACGGGCGCCGGCAGCGACAAAACCTTGAATTTGGGGCTTCCGAAAGGCGACCAGGGTCCGCAAGGGGAGAAGGGCGACAAGGGCGACACAGGACCACAGGGGGCCGCCGGAGCGACCGGACCCACCGGTCCTCGGGGAGAGAAAGGAGCGACCGGGGAGCGAGGGCCGCAAGGCGTCGCCGGTCCCGAAGGCCCGCAGGGTCCCACGGGTCCACAGGGAGCGACCGGCCCCCAGGGCAGACAAGGCATCCAAGGTTCCCAAGGCATCCAGGGCCCGCAAGGGGAGAAGGGTGACAAGGGCGACAGCGGCGTATCCGCCCCCTCGAACGGCTTCTTCACGCTCAGCATGGAAGGCGACGGCGACCTGTACGTGAACTATCCGGACAACACGAACCCACCCTCGTTCGTCTGGGACTCCGAGAGCGGGAACCTGTACGTGGACATCCCGGAAAGGTGACACATGGCGCGACTATTGATCGGCAACATCAAAGGCCCCAAAGGTGACAAGGGCGATACCGGGGCCACCGGCCCGCAAGGCAAGCAAGGAGCGCAGGGCGTTCAGGGAGCTAAAGGCGACGTCGGCCTTCCGGCGCTCGTGATGAAGAAATCCCTCGTCGGCGAATATCCGGTGGGATCCACTTTCACGGGGAACGTGAGCGAGTGGTTGAACCGAACACCACTCGCCAACGAATATTCGACCGCATTGTCAGGTGGCGGAAAATACAGCATCGTCTGGCAGTGCGTTTCACAGTCCGGCAGCCTATTCACGGGAAAGACGATTTCCCGTCAATCCATCATCGGTGCGCAAGGCCCCAAAGGAGCCACTGGAGCCGCCGGGCCTACTGGTCCGCAAGGCCCTGAAGGTCTGAAGGGTGACAAGGGAGACAAAGGGGATATCGGGCCGGCCGGGCCAGCAGGTCCCACCGGGCCTACTGGTCCTACCGGTCCCATTGGCCCCACCGGTTCTACTGGAGCTACCGGGGCCACCGGCCCGCAAGGCAAGCAAGGAGCGCAGGGCGTTCAGGGACTGCAGGGTCCACAGGGGCCGTCCGGTCCGCAGGGCGCCAGCGGCGTGACGGCACCCGCATCAGGATTCTTCACGCTCCAGGTCGATCCGAACGGAGACCTGTACGCCGTATACGCGGACACGGCTACCGCGTCAGAAGCTCCCGTCTCCTACGATCCGGCGACGGGCGACCTGTACTACACAATCAACGACGGAAAATAAGGAGCACGCATGACGAAGATTCTGCTCGGCAACGTCAAAGGCCCCAAGGGCGACACCGGACCGCAAGGCAAGCAGGGAGTGCAAGGACCGCAAGGCCCGACCGGGGCCACCGGAGCGACCGGCGCCACCGGTGCGAAGGGTCCAACGGGAGCCACTGGGCCACGAGGACTGAGCCTACGGAAATTCAATGGCGACATCGACGGTTCGGGTGCGGGCGGAGAAGTGAGAAAAATTGCCCTATCTGGTATTCAGCCAAATGGAAACCTGCAGGTCGGAGACACCATTTTTGACCAATATCAACGCACAGGTGGTCTTGAACTTGGGTTCTGGCAGGTCACCGCCATCAACGGTAGCGATGTGACTGTCAAAGGCGTCGGTAGCTACATCGTACCCAAAGGGCCGAAGGGTGACAAGGGAGACAACGGCATGAGCGTGAGCCAGGCATTCATCGCCGCCCACCCCGTGGGCTCCCTTTACTGGACCACTTCCACGGCCAATCCGGGAACAACCTACGGAGGCACTTGGAAGGAATGCGGCACGACGCTTCCGGGACACATCTACCAGCGCACAGCCTGAAAGAGAAAGGAACATCAATGGCACGAACCACGAACATCACCAGATACACCTGCGACCGATGCCACGCCTCCGCATACCTCGCCGACGGTGACCCACGCACCTCCAGCGACTGGCACGACATCACCCACACCACCGTCGACGGAGTCGCACAGGGCGCGCTCGTCTGTACCGCATGCTGGCAGACGTTCAAAGCGCTGGCAGCCACGCAGGACGCCGCCTACGCCGCATACCTCAACAACACAACAGATAGGAAGGAATGACCATGACCATGAATCTCATCACCGGCAAGGCCGGCGCTCCGCACATCACATCCAGCGACCAAGGAGCCATGCAGGCCGGACTGGTCGGAAACGGCAACTACCTGCTGCAAGGCGGCGACGGCAAATTCCCCGCCGTGACCATGCAGTCAGCAAACAAAGCGCTCATCCCGGTCCTCAACCTTGTGATCGAAGGACGATACGCACGCGTCACCGCGGCGGAAACCGTCACCATCGAAAGCGGAGTCACAGGACGGAACCGCAACGACCTAATCTGCGTGAAATACACGCGAGACTCGAACAACATCGAAACGATCGCGCTCGCGGTGCTGAAGGGCACCGCCACCAGTGGCACGGCGGCTGATCCCACGGTACCGTCGGGTAGTATCCTGAACAATTCCGGCACCGTATGGATTCCGATCGCCCGTATCCCGATCAGTGGCATCACCGCCGGAACTCCTGTCATGCTTGTCAAGCAGTTGCCTCCGATGAGCCAGCTGTGGGATTCCGTAACCCAGACTTTGATTAAATCGCAGCATGGCACCGTGACCGGCGTGAAGTCTGGCAAGATCGCGCAGATTAGCATCAACTGGAAAAGCGCGAG